GCCGCCACCGCCGCCACCGCCGTTACCACCACCGCCACCACCGCAGTTCTCGTCGCAAATACTTTTCTCTTGAAACGGACCACCTTTTACTTCAGTGTCAATAAACCCTTCTTCTTTAGGGTCTCTGTTAAAGAATTGACAAAACTTGTTTCCACTGTTAAACTGCTCAAGGCAATACCAACCGCTAACAGGAGTATCATCATCATCATCAGGATCGTCTCCATTACAAGGAGACAAGGCATCGCAAATAAAGTTTGAGTTCTCATCTATTGAAAATCCATTTTCTTCTTTACTAGCAAAATATGCATCAGGAGTTATGTATTGATTTACATGAAAAATTCTTCTACCTTTGCAAAGGTAATCGTCGAAAACATAAGTAACGTTATTGTAGTCTGGTATTTTCCCTTCAGGGTCTGTCCAGTATTTGCAGCAGCATCCGGGGTTAGTTTTTTCACATTCCTCACAATTGTCAACCAAAGAATACGGCCATCTGCTTAACAAACTTGAGTCTATAGTGTTACGTAAACCGCATTCGCCAGTCTTTTGATTACAGTAATATCCGGGGCAATCTACTTCTCCACAAGCAGTGTTATAAGTAATACTAGGAACATTAGGACATGAAACTTGTTCTCCGCAACTTTGGTTTGCTTTAAATCTATGGTTGTATCTTTTAAATAAAGTGTCTTGACCAGACGTAAAATCAGAACTATCAAACCCTATACCTCGGAAACTAGCAAAGCATTGAGCTTCAGTTACATTGTCTTCGCATATGTTTCCTTGAGACCTAGGATTACTCTGAAGAAAATTTCTGAAATTTATTAAAATAAGTAGATCATTGGCGGTTATAAACCCATCCCCGTTTACGTCATAGAAATACCCGAGATCTACTCCAGCCTGAAGGTACTGACTCAAGGCGGTTATAGCAGCATCTAAACTACCTACTGGATCACCATTGTTAAGCACGTCATACGGACTGCCTTGGTTTTGACGAGCAGCTCCAGTGCTTTTTGGTTCAGTGTTAACTATCTCTGTGAAACAACAAGCACCTAAAGGTGGCGGATCTGGCGGCGGTGTGCAACAACAACTTCCCACTTTTAAACTCCACTACAAGAATGATAAATTGGTCTATATTCTCCATTTACTAAACTTGCAACACAGAACAATCCTCCGCTAATTGAAAGAAAAGTATCTCTGTTTATTATGTAAACAGTTTCAGACGTTGAAAACTGATCATCCATAACCGTAAGTCTACCGCTCGTAGGACTATTATAACTTGTTGGCGCAAGCAAATTATTTTGTAGAAAACCTTCTATATTGACAGGTCTTGACCAAGAAGAACCTTGAGACCTTACCGGATGATCTCCAGCAAAGAATATAGCACCAGAATTTGCAGCAGAAGGAGTTATTGCGGTTTCTAGCGTGGTCCTTTTATCGTAGAAAGGAGTGACAAGATAACCACTTGAATTAACAATATTATTAGGACCACCAGAATCAGCAACTATTTGACCAGATGGATCAGAGTTTCTACTTAGGATAACTTTGTTGAAAGTTCCGCTTCCGTGAGTTCTGAACTCAGAGTTTTCAAGTTTCAAACCAGAACCAGCAGTAAAGTTAAGAACGGGTATAGTATTAAGTATACCGCTAACCTGCCAGATTAAACCAGAAGGATAACCATTCCAAAGATTATCTGCAACCCCAGATAGAAGGTTTAGTTCATTGTTTAAAGCGCCGCTCATTGCGGAAACATCTTGATCAATTACACCGTCTACGCCAGATATAGCATCTAAATTATACCCTGTCCAACCGCTAACCTGATCTATTATGCCGTTAAATCCAGATATTTGAGTTAGATTTTCTAGAGACCAACCGCTAACAGCATCTATCTGACCACCGACCCCAGATATGGAGTTAAGTTCACCGGCAGTCCAACCACTAACCTGATAAACCAGACCGTTGGGATAACCAGAGACTTGATTTATCTCATAAGCCAAGGAACCACTAACAAGGTTGGCGTGAGCAACCGCATCGTTCTTTGCTTGTTTTGCTCTGATCCTTGTCTGACCAAGTTCATTATAGAAGTTGTAGTTTGCCCAACCCGACAGAGGACCGGCAGATATGGTCAATCCACTAGCACCCGTAGTCCTTGTCTGAGTTTCTATTCCACTAACACCCAGAAACTGAGTTTCTTCTAAAGCTCTAATACTACGAATTGTAGTTCCGTCGCTTATTCTCCAATGAGAGTAAGTGTCAGAAGAAAGAGACAGACCTTGTATTTGCTGGTCAGTATATGATTTATTATAACCACTTACACTCCAGATTAATCCACTTGGACCATAGACTGTAGGAGCAATGCCGCTCAGGATGTTGAGATTGGTTTGCGCCCAACCGCTAACATTATCGCAACACTCTGTGTTTGAATCCGGGCAGTTTACACCTTTTATACAGTCAAGTTGAGAAGATATTCCATCAATTCTAGAGTCAAGGTATCCAGAAAGAGGATGTGCGGATATCAGAACTTTGTCGTTGTCTACTTCCAAGAAAGTTTCTATACCAGAAACTCCGACAAACTTTGCCTTGTCAGTTCCTTGTATTTGAGAATCTCTAACTGAGTCAGAAAGAACCCAAGCAAAAAACGTTCCATCTCCACCAGCACTTTTTATTCTTTCGTCTATTATACCGCCGATACCAGAGATGCTATTAAGGTCATTTGCCATCAGTCCAGATAAAGGAGAGGCAGAGATATCTAAATAGTTTATACCGGCATCTTGTCTTACTTGTGTAGAAATTCCATCTTTGCCGATTGCGTTTACTTTATCCGTTGATCCGACTTGGTAGTTAATGTCTGTTGCGTCACCAATTCTCCAGTAACCGTATCCATCTTCACCTACATTGAAGTCTACCTGAGTATCGGTATAATCTTTATTCCAACCACTAACTAAATAAATCAAACCTTCTGGATAATTGCTTAAATAACCCGACAAAGAAGATATTGTATTGTTTAGGTTTCCGCTTGTTTGCTTTAAAGTTCCGTTTACGCCACTGATTGTGTCTATCTCTTTTAAAAGCGTACTACCTGTTGACGCTATATTTCCCTCAAGATCAGTAATAGAAGTTGCTTGACTGTTATTGGTTTCAGTGTTTGTATTTATGTCTTCAATAATAGATTCAAGTCTAGACTCAAGATATCCAGAGATAGGAGATGCGCTTATCTCAACTGTATTTAGACTAGAGTCTTCGTAACCACTAATCGCGATACCATCAACACCAGAGAATAATACTGTATCTTTTGAGTCAACGTTAAAAGAAGATCTTGTTGTGTCGTAATCATCTATAGTCTCAACTTTCCAGTGGTTGTAACCACCGGCGGTTAAGTCTTTATTGTCTATATAATGTTTCAAGAATCCACTGACTTGGAATATTAAACCTGACGGTCTTCCTCCCCAAAGAGGACCGTCATGAACTCCAGAAAGAAGATTTAGATTAGCATAAGTCCAACCACTAACAGAGTCTATTTGTCCACCAACACCAGAAACATCATTTATTTCACTAGCAAGCGAACCACTCGCCAAATACAATAGACCGTTAGGGTATCCAGAGATTTGTGGTAATTTTACATCTGTAATCTCGTCGATGTCGTTTGAGTTTGCGCTTATTGAAGTATTTAGAGCAGCTTCTCTAGCGTCTATATAACCAGAAATCGGCGCAGCGTTAATATTTAATCTGTAGTTATTTGTTACGCCATTTTCGTTAAAATCTAGTATGGTTTCAACACCACTACAACCACTTATAATAACCGTATCTGCATGATTGATTATTCCCGATGCGCCATATTGACCTTCTAATTCCCAGAAAGTATAACCACCAGCAGCACCCACTTGCGCGTCTGTATAGTTCTTGTTCCAACCGCTAACAAGATATATCAAACCTTGATCATAATGAGCTAAATAACCAGAAACTTGGTCGATAACACCCCCGACGCCAGATACTGAGTTTATTTCACTAGCAAGAGATCCGCTACTTTGATATAATAGACCGTTTGGAAATCCGCTTATAGCAGAAAAATTATATTGTGACCAACCACTGACTTGATCTATGTGACCACCAACTCCAGAAACGTCATTGATTTCGCTGGCAAGAGAGCCGCTTGCCTGATAAATAAGACCGTTTGGATAACCAGAAATACTGTTTAATAAACCATTATCTCCAGATATAGAGTTTAAGTTTGATTCCGCCCAACCAGAGATTGGACTTGCTGATATAAATACATACTTATTTTCGTTTAGATCTAGGAATTCAGTTTTTATTCCACTAACACCGCTTATATGAATAGTGTCCCCACTTGCAACGAGATTAGGAGCGACTGCACCATCCGTTACATTGAAGTCCCAACCAAGGGGATAACTCAATTCACCAGAAATATAAACATTATTAAGATAGGCGTCCCAAGTGTAAGCACCACTACCTAAAGAAAATGAACCACCGCTTTCGTGAGGTATTATATTGCCTGAAACCTGAAGCGCAGTAGTGTCGTTGTGAAAAGACTTGACACCTATACCAAGTTGATTATTTAGTAGATCGCCATAAATGAGGGGCGGTTTGCCTTGATCGTATGTGGTGTCGCAATCCCCTGACGCATCAGGAAAAGAACCTAAATAAAGTTTAAAACTTGAATTGTCATCTACATAGTGACCAGCGCCATAACCTATAGCGATATTGAAGTCACCTCTTTTATTTTTTTGTAAAGCAAAGTTTCCTAGTGCAAGATTACCAGAACCGGCAGTCGTTGCGCAAAGAGTGTCTTTACCTACAGCAATATTGTCATGACCTAGAGATAGGAACTTTAAACTTTCAGAACCTATTGCTGTATTTCTTTCTCCAGTGTAACTAAACTGTAATGCACCATAACCTAGGGCAGAATTGTCTTTTGAAGATCTTCCTGCTAGTCCTATTTGTTTTAGAGCATCTTCGCCTGCTATTGTAGTTCTAGTGTCTGGCGTAGCAAAATTTAGTGAAACAATTTCTTGCTTTGCCAAGAAAGAACCAATAGAATCTGCAAGATCAGTGAATACTGATCTCATGTCTTCTGGCGATATCTCTCTAGTCGTGTTATCTGGAAGTAGAGAATTTAATAAGTTTTGAAATTCGTCTCTAGATCTAATAGTCATTTTGGACCTTATTTAAAGCTAACGAGAAGTTTTTCCGCATCAAACATTAATGTGTCACCCGCATAAACTATCCTTGGGTTGTCCAATTGAGCTCTCATTATTATATTGCCAGATCCAACTTCATGGTGATCCATTATTGCTATCCCGGAAACCCAACCCCACCCAAAATCTGTATTTGATGGGTCTTTTGCTGATGTATTCCATATGATTTTATCGCAATTTTTAATAACTCCGCTACCGACATTGTAATCTTCTTCGTAGAATTTCCAAAAAGAATCTCCAGAATCCGCAGGAGGACCAATAAGAATTCTTTCGTAACCTGTTGACGTTGTGCCATCACTGTAAAATTGTGGTAATTCTCCCATATCAACACCAGATTGATTGTCTAAGGGTGTACCGCTACACAGCGCAATTGACAAAAAAGATGGTTTGGGGAAAGAACCCCCGCGAAAGATATGGTCTAGTAAACCAGATTCTACATAATCTGATAATGCTGACATATTTTGCTCCTAAAAACAAGTCCTAAACATACATGTATATATTACTATACACATTTATTTGCGTAGACATAAAAAAAGGAAAGGCGATTCTTTTGAACCACCTTTCCATTAGATATACTAAATTATTAGTATAATTAGAAGCTTCCGAGAATAACTCTACGGTTATCAAGGACACCGAAACCAAGTTCAGCGAAACCGTACCAACCAACTCTCTGCTGACGATGGAGGGTAGGATCTTCGTGAATAGAAACTTGCTGCTTCATTGGCATAACGAAACTGTCGTTTGCGCCTTGGTCAAGACCAACAACAAGTTCTGAGTCACTACCTTGAACAGAACCGCCAAGACCATTCTCAAAGAAAGTTTGATACTCTTGACCTTCTCCGAGTTCGTCAAGGTCGTGAAGATTTACACCAAAGATATTGGTGATAGGAGCGCCATCTCCACCAGCATTGTAGATCGCAGTTCTGGTTGCATCAGAAACCTGATCAAAACCCCAGTTGCGAACATCTTCAAGCGCTTCTGGAGAAACGTAAAGGTCTGTCAAGCGACCACGATCTCCACTTCCGGTGTTACCACCAGCATTTCTGCGCATGACAGTTTGAAGCAAGCTGACAAGTCTCTTTGAGAACATACCAGCAGTTGCGTCACCGTCATAAACCAAGATGTTACGATCAACGCCAGCAGCCAAAAGTGTGTGCCAACCATCATCGTTCATCTTCTTGACAAAACCTGCCTCAAGAACCTGCATAGCGCGAGCAGTAATGTCCCAACGTGCTTCGCGAGCATAGCGGAGCAAGAAGTCGATGCTACTTGCAATGCTGTACGTTGGAATCATGACGTAATCGCTTTCGACTGCACGCTCAGGAACGCGACCATGACCCGGATTAGTGTAAGCAACATGCTCACCCTCAAGTCCCGGAGAAAGCAAATCGAGAGGATACTCAGTGCTTCCGCCCGGTTCTACATTGATAGTCTCGAAAATATTACCGAGGATATTTCCGATAAGAACGCCTTTACGCAAAGGAAGTTCCAAAGCCTTGGCAAATTCTCTTTGTGCTGCAAGGGCGACTTCCATATCGGAGTCACCACATTTGCGAAGTACTGAAATAAATTCTTCGCTAGGTCTTTCTGTATATGACATTATAATTATCTCCTGTTTATTTATTAACCAAGGTTTGGAAGATTGACGTAAAGTTTAGCATAACCATCTGCGTCTTGATTGGTCATGAAGCGACCAACTGCCATTACTCCAGAAGAGTAACTAAGGTCACTTGCATTTCCGACGTTACCTGCTGTGGTCTCGTCAAGATACGCAATGTCGCCAGCACCGGGATTACCAGTGATGTTATTGGTGACAACCCAACCACGGGTAAGTACAGTAACCTTACCGCCTTTTTGAACTTCATCCTTATATTGATTAAGGTGAGTTCTTGTTAGGTCTTTATTGACCACATCGTTAAGCAAAACTCCAACCGGAATGCTATTCTTTGTTGCCGCGACATAAGCGACTTTATTCTCACCTTGGTCCATTGCTGCACCTGAAGCATTCGTTGCATCAAGAGCAACTACGCCACCGCGAGTTGCAGTACCAGCATCATAAAAGAAGCTGATGTCTGTTGATTCTTCATATCTATCTGCTTTGAGAGCCATAGTTAAATCTCCTATTATGATTACTTAGTTGAAAGTACGTTATTTGAAAGCCAGTCAGAAATGCTAGCTCTTGTTGATTCTACTTCGTCTACTTGCTCCGTAGCATCAATTAAAGTTGCTTCAGAAGTTTCGACATCTTCAAGAAGTTCTGGAGTTACTTCAGCTTCAGCCTCTTCATCGGCTTTTGCTTCCTTCTCTTTTTTCTTCTTTTCGAGTGCTTCTTTAAGCGCTGGAGGCATCGCTGCTTCAGCTTCATCTTCTTTTTTGTCTTTCTTTGCTTTTTCATACATTTTTGCAACGATAATATCGAAAGCTTCGTCGTTTACAGAATCAAAAGCAGCAAGTGTCTCTTCTGCTTCTTCTTGGTCGAAACCAGCTTCTACGAGAGCAGCCATTCTTTTTTCTACTTTTGCTTTTTTCTTCATGTCGTCCATTTCTTTCATGGCGACAGTAAGTTCTTCTTGCGACTTAGCAAGAGTATCTTCCAACTCAGCGATACGAGCTTGTGAACTTTTGATATTCTCTTCAAGTTCTGCAATGCTTGCATCTTTTTCTTCTACGGTTGCCTCAAAAGCTTCTACCTTAGAAGCAAACTCTTTGTCTTTTGCTTCTTCAATTTTAGCCTTGATAGCTTCGTTTTCAGCTTTAGCAGAAACAAGTTCTTCACGAACTTCTGCCAATTGCTTTTCAAGTAAATTATCTGACATATTAAATTCTCCTATATCGAATTGAGAGTCGCCATCTAAATTAAAAGCTACACTTTTTAAAATTACACTTCGTGGATTGGCTGGTTTAGAGACAAGACCCTTACCCGAAAAGGCAATGTTCTTTAACGCTCTACCAATTTTATAACCTTGATATTCACCGCTACCGCCGTAAGATCTAAGGTGTTTTGTTAAGAAAGAAGATTCTTCATCTCTTGCTAGAACCTTCTTTAGACCATCTTCATTTGACAGAGCATAATCAAATCCAGCAAATAGGCATTCCATAGAAACATACCATTTGCCTTCTTCTATCTCTGCTATGATTTTGTCCATTCGTTCTTTATTTTCGCTGTTAGTCCAACTATTATAAAGAACTGCTTGAGTGATAATGTCAAAGTCTTCTGGCATTTCTGAGTCATCTGCTACAGCAACGCCATCTTTGCCTAAGACATAACTACCAGTAATATGTCCGATGATATCATTCTCATCGTGCATAAAATTGAATTGTTTATCTTCTGGGGTGTTACGTGCCGCCCAAGTCGCCTCTGGCATGAACACATCGTCGTTTTTGTTCCAACCGCAAGACACTAAAACTGATTCTAGATAGTATAGATCAACTTGGTCTTTATTTTCAGCAATTGCTTTTACAACAATCTCTTCAGGAATCTCCTTTTGGATCGTTGCTTCAGCGCAGTATGCAACACTAGCCGTACTCTTTACGAGTTCGCCAATGCCGTCATTTATTTCGTTTTGGAATATTTTTATTGTCATGTATCACCTCTACAATTAGTATACACAAAAATTATAATTTTTTAAAGAAACAAGATTAACTGCCTAAAAAACACTCCACGTAGCATGAAATAGCATGTCTTCTGAAGTTTTCCATGTTCATGTTTTCTAAATTAATATTTAGTGCGTCAAGTTGATTTTTGAGTTTTTCGGGCATCTTTCTTGTAGAACCTATAACCTTCCTGACGTTATCAACATTTACCTCGGACATAGGTTGTAGATTAGATAGGACATGAATCTTCAACTCTTCTAATTCTTTCGCCTCTACTTTACTTAAAGATCTCATGTTCTTTTTTGATTTTACAGACAAGTACGCCTCGTTTGTTATTTCAGATATCTTATCAAAAGAAGCATTTGCCCATACTATTAGTTCAGCAACTCCGGGTTTTGATTTTGGTGTTTCCACCCTTTTCTTTCTAGGTTCCTCGTCTTTTTTAAACAGAGGTCTTCCACCAGATGGTTCAGAATCATTGGTTTTTTCTACTTGTTCAACTTGAGGTTCTTCTTTCATCTCTTGAGGTGCTGGTGGAGGATGGAAAGGTCCAGCTTTCTCTGGTAAGGTCTCTGCATCTCTAGACTTATCTTCTCTCCTTAGTCTCATTTTCTCAACCGAAGGGACTTCTTTAAATCTTTCAAGTACTGTCTCATGTGATATGATGTCTCTATCAGCAAGTTGTATTAGTAGGTTTTTCTCAGAAGACTCATCAGATAGACTCATTTGATCGTACATTATATGAGGAGACTTCCTAAAACCCATTGCTTTTCTTACTATCTCGCATTCCTTTTCCCAGAATGCGGTTAGTTGGTCTCTACCGTATTGCAATCTTTCTACAAGAGTTTTGAGCGATATAAAGTTATTTGTAAAACCACCGCCATTACCTGCCATACCCGTAAGAGTAGGAGGAACTCCCAAACCAGCATAAATACTATTCAAGACAGAATTATACTTTTCTGAACCTAAAAACTTGTACACTTGACTATTTGACTCTGTGTAAGAAAGTTCTGGACCCCAAACTAACTCCATAGTACCTCCACCAACATTGCTTGCTAGTATGTCTCTAAGTTTATTAATAGCAGCTTTATTTGGTAGGATTTTGTGATCTAGATTACCAAGAGTCCATAATCTGATGTTTGAGATCGCACCGTCCAAGGCAGACAAGTCAGCAAGTCTCATCTTTTCTAGCATTATTACATCGTCAAGGATTGCGTAAATCAAGGGGTTTGCCCAGTTAGACCAGTCGTCTTTCTTGTAATAAAACATAGAAAGTCTTTCTGGATCTAGCGTTACTTTCCTTTCTCCGTTCTTGATTCTCTCTTTTATGTCTACCGGAAGAGTGTCCAGCATATGCGCAGGGATAGAACCATCTTTAAAGTTGTCTAAAAAACTTGAAGGTGATATCTGAAAATTTTTCGTGCCTAAGAATAGGTTTATGTTACTATCTTTAATATCAAGCGACACGGGGTTAAAGAAATTATATCGCCAAGGTATTTGGTTCTTTTCAAAGTTGGGTACTTCTACAGTTATATCTTGACCAATTGATTTAACATACTTTACAACCTCTGGTGTCAAGTTAGCATAACTTCTGTACACAGGAACTTGACCAGATCTGTATAGTAAATTTAAAAATCTTTCTGACCTTTCTTTACCGCTACACTTCTTGAACCATTGTTGATAGAACTTTTCTACGCTTTTGTTTTCGTGTACTATGTTTATGCCTTGACATCCAAAATCACCCATAAGGTCAATTACATTTCTAATAATTCCAACCTTTTCGTAGGCATCCATGCACATTTTTATAGCACGTTTTTGCCTATAAGGAACTCGTTCTTCTGGTCTAAATGCGTGATAATCAGATGTTCTAAAACCCGGACGAACAGATCTGTTTGACTCTATGTCTTTAAAGTCTCTAAGATGATTAGCCTTGGTTATGCCTGCGTAATCTTCACCTGCTTTTGCGAACTGATCAAACGCAACCGCTTTACTTGAAGCGTCAGAATCATTCCAAGTTATCAAAGATTTATCTTTATTCATCGGGTTCCTTTTTGGTATTTGGATTGCAATCGGATTGTTATTGTATTATACACAAATTAATAAATATCCTTCATGTTTTCCGTAAACCAATTTGGACCATTGTACAGTTTACCATCACCTTTCTGTTTTGATTGACTTGGTAAAGAACCTGCGAATCCTCCAAAGAATTCGTATGCCTCTGGGGTTGGAGTTCTTGCTATTTTTCTTGCCGCCATATTCGCCATAATCAAAGACGAATACCTGTCCTTTCTCATTTTGCTTTTCTTTCCAGCAGCAACAACAACCTCTGGAGTATCCCAGCGATCCCTACCATTAGATGTTTGGGTCATCTGTATCATAGATAACTCGTCTTTAAGTTCTTCTATGTCCATGACACACTCCTCTAGAGTGTCGTACATCCTACCTTTCATACCATCTTCTATATTTGATATACCAACTGTAACTGAGTCAAATCTAGGAAATAGTATAACTTTGTCCTCTAGGTCTTTTCTGAGTCCGTGATTCGCTTCTGCTAACCAGTCGTATTTGGCAAATTGACACATTTCTAGTATATGCAATCCACGTTGATCGTCTGTGTCTTTTGGTTTATCCTCGTCAATAACGGGCCAGATTTCTATCTCTCCATCCTGTAGTTTATCTTTATCGTGCAAAGATTCCATGACTGCGATACCACCACCTTGAGCATCCATAGCAATATGAACACAAGGGAAAAGTCTCATAAGATCTCGTATTTTCCTAGCGCAATAAGAGTAAAAGTCCGTCTCAGTGGAATAACCTCTTTTAACTTTTTCTTTATGTTCTGATCTATTGGTAGTCCAGCAATGTACTATACGTCTATGATCTTCGTTTAACTCTAATACAATTATACTAAAATTGTCAACCTCAGATGCTGGGTCAACGCCAAATATATATTTCTTTTTAGGGTCGCCCATAAGTTTTGCCTCAAAGATAATTTCGTTACCCTTAGAGTCTTTTGTTGGGTCTTTATCGTCCACTACGCAGGATTCTATCAAGGATCTCTTGAAAAACCCCTCTGAGTCGCGCGTAAAAACTGCTCCAAATTCCATTTGATAAATACCAGCGTGAACTGTTGCCTTGGATCTGGCGACCTGTGAGGCATCCATAAAACCTTCTGGTAAAAGTTCGTAAGGTATTCTCATAATAGAGTACTCAGTCCAGTCAAAATTTTCTGGTACGTCTTCGCCACCAAAGACTTCTCTTAATTTTGTTGGATTGCCTTTGCTTTTTATTATAGACTTCCATCTTTTCCAGTAGGTCGCAAAGTGATTAAAATCATAGTAAGCAGTACCACTTAATATAATTTGGTTATCCTTGTCTTCTAGTTTATTTTCATCTTTGTTTTGTATTTCTACTCCTAGTTCTTTTGCTTTCTTCTCTGCGGCAAGACGTTTAACATTCTCGATAGGGTCTGAACTTACGGCAGCAAAACCTGCAACAACCGTCTCAAAGATATCGCGAGGTATGGAAGCAAATTCATCGCTAATAATATCGTTAGCTCTTTGACCTCTAATTTTTTGCCCGTCACCAAGAGGTAAGCAAGTGACCCTTGAATCATTAATACGCATAACGCAACGATCAACATCTCTACGGGGTCCAGAGTTTCCATCGCATATATCCCTTAGAATTGGAGAATTGTTCCAAATGGTTTCCATGTACTCAAAAAGAACTTTAGATTGTCTAAAGGCAGCACCTACGACTACAACCTTTCTACCCGGAAGTATAAGCGCTCTCAGCATACAATATAGAGATAGCATGAAGGATTTACCAAAACCACGACTTGCTATAAGCATAGGAAACTTTCGGTTCCACAATTCATATAGAATAAGAGCTTGAGATGGCAGGAGTTGTATGTTGAATATTTGTTTTACTAAGAAAGAAAAATACTCTGGTCTAGTCATCAACCAAGTAAGTTTAAGATGAAAATCGTCTTCTGATGATTTCAATATAGAAGTTGGGTCAAACAAACTATTTTCGTCTACATCTATTTTCAACCATGCTTCATCAATTTGTTTTAATTCTTTACTCATTTATAAATTCCATCGACGAATCCGTAATATACAGCCTCATCTGCTGTCATATACCAATCGCCCCCTCCTAGTTTTCTTTTTAGGTATGCTTTAGTTTTAGATAAATTGTTTTGACGTTCTTTAAAGTAATCTCCTCTTTGACATCTTTCTGCATATATTTCTATCATTTGTTGTGCGGTGTATTTTTCAAAGTCGGCAATGTTTTGTGCAGTTAAGTAGTAGCCACTTATCTCACTACTGCCCCAGTGAACCATAAACGCAGAGTTGTCAGTAATTAAACGTCTATTGGCAGCTTGTATTATAACAGTACCCATAGAGCATAGTTGACCATATCCAATAAAAGTAGTTTTACATTTGCAACTTTTAATGGCATCGTATATACCCATCCCGGAGTACCAGCAACCACCTACCGTTTGCATATGTATGGTAATAGGATCTCTACTTAGATTTTTTAATATGTTTATGTTTTTAATAAAATTCTGAAGCATCCTGTGATCTACACCCCCAGTTTCTCCAGAGTCATCAAACTCGTTTATATAGATTTCTCTGTTCTTTACATCTATATTGTAGGAATGTATTTCACCAACGCTATCTCTATTCGTTGTCATGATTTGCGCCCTATCGTGTACTTTTCGTTAATTCTTTTTAAGAGACTGCTTGTCAGGTCAAATGCTCCTCTTTCGCTACCAGCGAATATAACGTGTACATCATTAAATACTGCAAACTCCATTAAGCATCTTAGTATATACTTTCCTGTTATCTTCACTTTGTTTTTTAATTCTTTGGGTATATTAGCGCCTTCTGGAAATTTCATAACATCTTCCATAGAAAACTCACAAATTATAAACTTGTGTTCATACTCTCTCATTCTTTCTACTTCGTTATAAAAGGCGTATTTACCCTTACCTAGATTTAGCGCTATTTCTGATACGCTTGCTTTTCTTTCTATGCACACCTTCTCTTCCATACCCAGTATAGAATAGTCACCAGTATCAAGTTTTCTTTGTACTGTACCTTGACACGTATTGAATTTTTTAAAGAAATATCCCTGCTGCTCTCTTGTGTCTCTAACCACAGTGTACCCCGGAGCAGTCTTGTACTTACCCATTGTTTTTTCTCACTATATCTTGAAATAATCGTTGATAATGCTGTTCATGTCCCGTTACTTTGTCGTGACAGTTCTTACATAGTGTTATGCCATTATCAATATCATATCTCAACATAGAGGCACTTGCCCATTTCTGTATGTGGTGCGCGTTTAATCTCTTTTTGCATTTACATCCCGGCATCTGACATGTAAAGTTATCTCTTTTGTATACTTTAATCCTCCAGTCTTTATAAACGGGATCGTCATAGTTTCTTCTCATGGCACTTCAATCTTTATTATTCTTATGTCATGGAATATATCTTTTATAAAATTTAAAGTTTCAATAGAATGATCGGATCTTAATATCTTTCCAGCGAGCTTATGCATCGCTCTGTAGCAAGCATCGTCTGGGTCTTCTGCTTCAACAAATATTATCGGTGTTGAACTATTGTAGTCTTCTAGTTCATACTTCTTTAGCCTTGGCATAACTAAAGTTAATACCATATGTACTTTGTAAATCTTCATTCTAGATCATGCTTTACCATCATTTTTACTAGATCTTCAAAACTATGTTTAGGTGTCCATCCCAGTTTAGTGTTTGCTTTGCTACAATCGCCTCTAAGGTAGTCAACTTCTGCTGGTCTATAGAACTCTGGATCTTGGATAACACAACTAGACCAATCTGTTATACCTGCTTCTTTAAAAGCGACATCAAGAAATTCCCTAATAGTATGCGTTTCGCCAGTGCAAATAACATAATCGTCTGCTTCATCTTGTTGCAGCATCATCCACATTGCTTCGCAGTAGTCTCCCGCATAACCCCAATCTCGGTATGCGTCTAAATTTCCTAATCTTAATTTTGGAAAACTGTACTGAACTCCAGATGCAAACAGGGAATCTCCTTCTTCACATGCTGATGAAAGGTCTGCGTAACTTATGTTTAACGAGTTCATCCATTTAACAAAGTCACCAATCCATTTTGTGATTTTTCTTGTTACGAAAGTTTCTCCTCTTCGCGGTCCTTCGTGATTAAATAGTATACCGGCACTTGCATGTATTCCATAACCATCCCTATATAAAGCAGTCATATAGTGCGCAGCGCATTTAGCAATAGCATATGGACTTTGCGGCAAAAACTTAGTCTCTTCATTTTGATATTTGCTTTCAGTAGTCATCCCTAATTCAACATCATAATTTTTTCCAAACATCTCACTGCTGCTTGCTTGATAAAATCTAGCACCTAACATGTTTAGATCTACCAACCCTTGTAGGATATTCAAACAACCTTTTCCTGTTATGTCCCAAGTTAATCCGGGTTGCTTAAATGAAACTGCAACGTGCGATTGTGCTGCAAGATTATAGACTTCATCTACTTGTTCGTGTTCTCTAAGTATATTTAAAACACTGGATGCATCTGTAATGTCGCCGCTTGCTAGTCTGAAATTTTTGTTATTAAGTATGTGCGAAATACGTGTCGTGTTGTCCGTACTCGTTCTTCTTGTAACGCCCGTAACTTTATAGTTTTTTTCTAGTAGCAAGTCCGCCAAGTGACTTCCATCTTGTCCTGTTATCCCAAAGATTATAGCTGTCTTCATTTTATTCCTTGATTGTATCCGAGTTTAAAAAAGGTTGATCTACCTGTCCGTCTGTATACTTATGATATCCAGCAAGTCTTTCTTTTTCCTGTATCATCGCAAGTCGCATCTTTTCCATTTCTATTCCGTATTGACTTGTTACATCTGGATTGCCCATAAGATAAGCTATCCAACCAACAAGACTTTGTTTGCTATCCTCTAGTCTTTTTACTCTTTGCTCTCTGGTTGCCTTCATTTCCTTGAGCATCGAATTCTTTTTTGTTTGCAACTCCCTGTAGTCTTTATTTAAAGATTCTTGGGATGCCTTCAGAGAGGCGATCTGACGCTCCATGTTGAATACCATGTCTACATCTTGCTGATCTGGATCGCGCGCTCTCTCCTGTTGTACTAGACCCTCTAACGCAGATATCTGCTGTATGTTGTCTTTGTTCTGCTTGAGCGACCTGTTCATAAGAAGCTCTAACTTTATAAGGTCAACAACTTGTAGTTCTTCTGTAGGTATAACATCGTCTCTGAATTGTGATATAATTCTTGCCCAGTGATATTTAAATAACTTTAATTCTTCTTCTGTAAACTGCTGTCTAACTTCTATCCAGTAAGGTCTGTTCTCAAGATCAAAAGCAGCAATCTCTTCTCTGGAAGCGCCCTTGCCGTGCTTCTTTTTTATGAAGTTCTCTATGCTCTCTGGATCTCTGTCCAGTGCCTTTGCTATTTGCTCTGGAGAGTCTGTTAATACATTTTCTTCTATGTATTGTATATCCTCTTTAGAGAACCTACCCTTTTTCATAACCTGCCTCTTCTAGTATTTCTTTTACTTTTTCTACAACCTCATCTCGCCTAGACTTTGTAATATAAACATTATTAATAATCTTGAGGTAGTCCATTCTCATGGATGCCGGTAGAAATCTATCAATATAAGAATTGCAAGAATCTTTGTCTATCTTTTCTTCATCTATAGAATACTTCTCTTTCTTGTCGATGAGAGTATCTTCGTAATCAAGTTGTACTGGTTGTAAGACCTTTATTCGCTCGTCATTCGACTCTGCGATGAAATAGTTGTCACGAATGAAGTTTTTAAGACGATTAGATAGGTTCACACTGAGGAAGTTTTCCAACGGGCGTTTTTCATCATATCGTTCAAGGGCCTCAATACATATAATGTAGGATTCTTGTTTTATATCACTAACCGTATATCCATAAAAGGTATATCTAGGTGCAATCCTATTAATAACAAGTTCCATAGTATCTAGTACTTGTTCATCTGTCATATTGGATGGTGTCTTCATTCATCACCCCACATCAGTGCGCGCCATTGTTCTCCTGTGTATCCTTCAAAGCATTTATCTCTCTTGTTGTATCTAATGCTTCCTTCGACGGGCTTTCTATTATTTTGTAATAATATAGTCCATAACTCATTCTGATCTATAGATTGTATAATATCATCGAGTTTACCCAAGAGAGTACCATCCTGTAATTCTACAGGGGTTGGGCAGAATGCATCAGTGCAGCACATAACACTATTCTCTATAGAAAATAATTTCTTATAATCTTCAGGTATAGAGGTGCTTACTACTAGATATTCGTCTTCTGGATGTAAAATACTGTTGATTTTACCGTTTCTTGCTCTAGAAAGACCTTCTTTTTTACTATAATAGTAAAATGCACGATCTCTTACAAGAATTTTGTTCTTTCCTTTCTTTTCGATGTGACCGACACCGGTTTCTTCGTAAGAAAAGTCAACTTCATTCTTTGTAGACTGTATTTTGTAAAAGAATTTTGTTTTGAGAGGTATGTTGTGCTTGAGATCTGCTTCTTTCGGAAGCGATCCATAATACGGCGAATCTGATTTATTTATAAGAATTACATCTTTCTTATTATTCGCAACAGTCCCTACGCTTACAGACGCGCTCCTCGTCTCTATTTTGTTCTTTTTCATCCAAAAGTTCTCCTAAAGATTTGTCTGGTTTGTCCAGATCTTCTTGTATTTCCTCATTAAGCGAAGCATTTGCCCTACAGCAAAGTTCAGATTCTATTTTTTTTGCTTTTTTCATAATTATTCCCTTAAAAGTTGTTCGTACACCTATTATACACCGTATCGCTAGTTTTTTCAAGTTTTTTACATAAACTTATGACTTTTAGTGAGAAATAAGGTAATATATTGTGACTGCAATGGTAGCTCAGTGCGGTCGATTATGAAAATTGTATAAAACTGATAATTGGTGAAGTAGGGCAGTCTTACCTTTCATAATTTTGTAAGTGGTATGTAAGTTTACGAGGACTTATAGACACAAAAAATAAAACCAAGCACTACGGGCGCGTAACTTGGACCATAGAAGTGAGAATCAAAGAGTGTTGCTTACAGACGCTACCAAGTACCAGAAATTATACTTCTATGGTACAAACGCTCTCGTTGTAAATATAAATAACTTAGGGGAACAAAATGAAATTTAACGATCTTGTCAATTACTTTTCTTTACCCGAAAATCCCATCGTTTTCGATGCCGGTGGATTTGAAGGAGACTGGACTTACGAGCTTTTAAAAAAGAACCCAAGTGCAACTGTCTATGTATTTGAACCAGTTATTAGTTTTTACGAAAATATCAAAAATAGATACAAAGAACAACCTAACGTAAAAGTTTTTAATTTTGGACTTTCTGATAAAGACAGGAAGGTAAAAATCTCAATAGAAGGAGATTGTTCTTCAGTTTACTCTGAAACCGCATCTCATAATATAGAACTAATAGATATAGAAAAGTTTATAAAAAACAACAACATACAACGTGTAGATCTATTCAAAATCAATATAGAGGGTGAAGAATACAGACTTATGGAAAAAGTCATGAAATCTGACGTGATGAAAGTTTTTCAAAACTTTCTAATTCAATACCATAGGTTCATTGATAACCATGTGGAAAGAAGAAATGCTATAACTAGCGAGATGGAAACCCATTACAAAAATATATTTAACAATGAATTTGTATGGGAAGGATGGGGCGTAAAGAATTATTAGGTTTTTATTCAATACATAATGGAGATAATGATGCCATATTTAATTAGCAGAGGAAAAGAAAAAATTGGATTTTTTGTCCATGTACCAAAATGTGCCGGAACTTCGACCATTGATTTCCTCAAGAAAACCGGTTGCAATGTACAGATTACATCTAAAAAATACCACGGACATTTTACACTAAAAAAAACACTTGAAATTTGTCGAAGTGACTTTAATGAGCAAGAAATTAGAAAGTTTAAATTCCTTGTGAACATAAGAGATGCTATGGATTGGGTTCAAAGTTTTTATAGATACTTACTAGATTATCCACCCGGATCAAGCGGTTGTCCTTGGGAGCATAACAACTTAGGCAAACTCGGCGTTTTAGAATATGCGTCACAAATGATAAATTTTATTCAGAATGACAATATCTCGCTAGAGAAAGAGAAAAACCATCTCGCTTGGAGTAAACTCGACTCTTATTTAACGGTCACTAGCGATACAGTTAGCGGTATAGAGGATGTTGACGTGATAGTTTTTACTGGAGAAAACATTAATCAAATTCCAAAATTCATAGGTATCAACAACGCCGAAAACATTTCAGTACCAGTCTTAAACACGACGGATAAAAGAAATGTATTCCTAGACGAATTAGACGGAGATCATGAAAAATTCAAATATTACGAAAAATTACTACACGATGTACACTTTAGCGATCACCCGAAAAGTGTAAAAAAAGTATTAGACGAAGGAATTTGCAGTTTCAAGCTTAGAGATTTTATAAAAGATGATTAAATCACCATGTGTCAGGTCGTGTGCATTGAACAAACAGAGCGTATGTGTTGGTTGTGGAATGACTGTTAGGGACATTAGAATTTGGAGAAGCGCAAGTGACGAAGAAAAACGAGAAATACTTAGGCAAAGTAGTATACGGGCCTCCGGTATGCAGGAAATGCGGGACCAAGGTTTTCGTAATGACCGGGAAGAATAGATTCAAATGTGTTTTGTGTAGGGACGAGCGAACCGAGAAGAGTCAAAAGGGATAGATTAGGTGATACATATACATATATTTTGGTGATTGTGTTTAAACCACCCCCCTCTTTCGGGGGGGAAGCAAGTACATTTTACCACAAGATAAAACCCCCTGTCAATAGCAAATCAAGCAAAAAGACAAAAAAAACTTTCTTGCAAAAACTTCTAGAATAACTGCACAGAGGCCTTGACAAATGTCGATAAGTATGTATAATGGGAGACATAACAAACAACAACAAAAGGTAAACACAATGATTCAAATGAACTTCATCAATCCCGACACTAACAAAACAAGCTGGACAATCTGCGACAAGCGTGACGCTAAGGCAATCGTTTGGCAGATGGACGAAAAGGGATTCGTTTGGGTGTCAACGGATATTCTTTGAGAATTATCCCAAATCGTGACCTAACGTGTCACTACCA